ATCAGTACCATGTTGGTATCTTGATACCGTTCAAACAGTTTTCTAAGTACGAACACACCCGCCCTGATGTTCTGATAAGGGTCTGTGAAATCCGTAACCCCAATGGTATCAGTCAACCACTGATGATTCATTTCATTGATCTGCATATAACCATAATCATATGTTGCACTGACAACTGACGGGTCAAAACTGCTTTCATTTTGTATCAGTGCCATGACAAGGGTAAAATCAAGGTTGTACCCGGTACAAAGGTAATATGTAAATTCCTGTTGTTCTTCCGGCATCTTGCAGTCAAGCGGTGTGAAGTCCAAGTCACCCGCACCCCAGTCAAGGGAAATTTCCTGTGTGAAAGTTCTGTTATCATACGCCCCATATACAAGGGTTTCTGTGCTTGACCGTTCAAGTCTGCGTTCCGTTGATTTCTCTTTGTCCTTGGCTGTTATATGAGTTTTCAGGGTATATCCTGACACACTACCAATCACCAAACCAATACCAAGTGCAGCACCAATCAGAATCAAGACCCTTTTGACCATTGCCGACTTTCTCATGCTCTTTGAATAGTTCAATTTTCATCACCCCTTTCAGTAATTTTCAAATAAATGATTCCGGGAATTATCAGAATCGCACCAAAGATGTATTCTTTCAGGTGTGCGGTAAGTGGTTCATATATTCCCATTTCAACCGCATAATCAGATGCACCAACTGCACCAATAATCAGGAACACACCAATGAACGCCATGATTCCAAATATCCAGTTAAGTATCTTTGAAAAGTTCATCTGTCAATTCCTTCCCTTCTTTTAATGCTGCAAGATTCTTTTCTTCAACCGTACCTTTCACCAGTAAGTAATAGTAAAAGCACGGTTTGGCTTGTCCTATGCGGTGAATACGCTTCTTTGACTGCTCCCACAAATCACATGACCCTTTGCCAAGTGGCAGTGTGTAATATATGATTTTGTTTGCTTTCTGATAGTTACCCCCCATTGCACCCGCCTGATACTGAATGAATGTGATTGAATCATCTGCATTTTCGTATGCTGTCAGGTCTTTCTTCTGACCGTTTACAACGGAATAAGGTCTGTTCAGATCATTCAGCACCCGTTGCATTGCATCCAGTTCAGCGGTGAAGTTGTAAAACACAATCAGTCTATCTTCTGTTGATTCAACCAAGTCCCGCAAGCCTTGCAATTTTTCTTTGTGGTATTGCCCGCATAACTGCCGGGCATATAACATTTTTGTCAGGCTGTTATCACCGACCAGTTCAATACACGGGTTTTCATTCTCACTGTCTGAATCATCAAACTTGCAGTAATTCAGCGTATCAAACAACAGGTAACTGTTCTTGGTAAAATACTTGTACGCCTGTGTGGACTTAAAGAATATTTTCTGTTCAGTCTGTTCAGGAAGTTCAAGGACTTCACTTGTTTTCATAAAGATGCAGCCATAACTTGCAAGTTTCTTTTTCAGATGTTCCGTGTGCTTGTACCCGGTGATAACTTCACGCTTGAACCCGTCCCCGTTCTCAACCCATTCTGTCACAACATAACTGTTGTAAAAGGCTTTCTTTGTGATGTTCCACCCCAACAACTGCACCTGTGACCACAACCTTTCATATTTCCCGGCTGTTGGTGTTCCTGATAACAAAATCACGCTTTCAGGTTTCATTTTCAGAATGAATTTTGAACGCTTGGCGGTTTCATTTGTGATAAGGCTTGATTCATCAAGCATCAGGGTAAAACCCTGTAAGTTCAATAACCAATCCCGCCGGAACGCTGTTTCATAATTGATGACACCAACAATCTGAATATCCATTTTGTATAATTCCTTGGTGTCAACCAGTGTCCTGAAATTGATTGCTTCACTTTTCTTGGTCAGGTTCATCACCCGGTCACTTGGGTAATAATCTTTGAAGTGCTGCACCCAGTCATCTATCTTTGACTTCTGACAGATGACCAAGTTCACCGAATTATTCAGCAAATACATTTTTTCAGCACCTACAAAGGTTTTACCCAGTCCCATATCAAGATAATACGCACAACGGTTGAACTGTTCAGTTCTGTTCAATGCTTCTTCTTGGTGGGGCATGAAGTGCAGATCATTCATCTACCCTGATACCCGTACACTGGAAGAAGATTTCAGCATCAAAGTTTGGTATTGCCTTGATGATTTCCTTTCTGCGGTCTGACAGGCTGCCCCACCACAACTGACCACATTCAGATTCATCAAGCACTTTGAGATAACCGCCTGTTGTTTCATAGGTTGGATGTGCTGCCTTTTCTTCATCAGTCATATCTTCTTCATATACCCATTCAACAACATCCTTTGGTATCTGATTCAGTAAATATCTTGCATCTGAATCTAACCATTCACTGTAAGTCATATTTGACGGCTTATTGAACAGCATGATCTTCTGTTCTTCTGTATTAAAACAACCAGTATTGAAAGAAGATTTGTTCCAGTCCCCGGTGTTCCAGTCCCCGGTGTTCCTGTTCCCGGTGTTGCAGTCCCCGGTGTTCCAGTCCCCGGTGTTCCAGTCCCCGGTGTTCCTGTTCCCGGTGTTGCAGTCCCCGGTGTTCCTGTCCCCGGTGTTCCAGTCCCCGGTGTTCCAGTCCCCGGTGTTCCTGTTCCCGGTGTTCCTGTTCCCGGTG